AAATAACAGAACATACTACCTGGGACAGACATTTGTGTCTGGACTGGCTGACCCAGAAGTCGAAAAATACTCTGGAAACATCGTTTATGTTGATAACAGACCTTCTGTAACCAGAAGTTCCTCTCAGAAAGAAGACGTTAAAATCATCTTGCAATTCTAAGAAATCATGCCACAGGAAACTAATCTCAATGTTGCTCCTTATTTTGACGACTTTGAACCCGACAGTAACTATTATAAGGTTCTGTTCAAACCTGGATATCCTGTTCAGGCGAGAGAATTAACGACTCTTCAGTCAATTCTTCAGAACCAAATTGAAGATGTTGGCAATCACCTCTTCAAAGAAGGTGCTGCGGTTATTCCTGGTGGCGTAACTTACGAAAAAAGCTTTTATGGGATCCAAATCCAAGCAGAATATCTTGGAGTTCCCGTTTCTCTTTACCTGGATCAGATTGTAGGCAAGACAATCACAGGTGCAACGTCTGGTGTGACCGCAAAAGTGGTCACTTATATCACAAATGAGCAGTCTGAAAAGGGAAATTTCACACTTTATCTGAATTATCAGAACTCGGGCAGCACTGATGCTGCTACTGCAACCTTTATTGATGGTGAAATTCTCCTAACTGACACAGCAATCACTTATGCAACCACCTTCATCTCTGCTGGAGAGGGTTTTGCATCCACAGTTCCACAACAAGCAGCAATTGTTGGATCTGCATTTACTTTGAGTGCTGGTGTCTTCTTCCTCAGAGGTTATTTTGTTGACGTTCCTGACTCAATTCTGATTCTGAGTCAGTACACCAATACACCAAGTGTTAGGGTTGGTTTGAACGTTTTGGAGGAGATTATTACTTCTGAAACTGATCAAACACTTAACGATAACGCAAAAGGATTCAATAATTACACCGCACCTGGTGCAGATCGTCTGAAAATCAGTGCAAAACTGTTTTCAAAACCACTTGATGACTTTGATGACCAATCTTTCGTCCAATTGGCGGAAATTCAGAATGGAAATCTTCGTAAAATTACCGATAACACCCAATATAACTTTATTGGAGACGAATTTGCTCGTAGAACTTACGACGAATCTGGTCACTACTATGTAAAAGAGTTTATTACCACCGTTCGTGAAAATTTGAACGATGGACAAGGAAATAGAGGAATTTATAATCCTGGACAAACCACTTCAAGTGGAAATGCTCCAAGTGCGGAGAATCTTGTTTACAAAATCTCTCCTGGCAAGGCATATGTAAGAGGATATGAAGTCGATTTGCGAGCATCGACTCTTATTGACGTTGCAAAACCCAGAACAACCAAAACTCTGGACCCACAAGCTCTGAATTTTGGTTTTGGACCCACTTTTACCGCAAACAACGTTTATGGGTCGGCAACAATTGGATTCAACACCTCAAACACCATTAGTTTGAGAGATCAAAGAGTTGGATCTGATCCAGAAGCAAGACCCGGTAAAGAAATTGGTGTTGCTCGCATTTATGACTTCGCTTTGGAGTCTGGATCTTACAATTCTGCTGTTCCAACCGCAAATGAGTGGGATTTGTCACTTTGGGACGTTCAGACTTATTCTGATTTCACCGTAAACACTGCTGTAACGCTTTCCACCCCAACTCACATCAAGGGTGAATCGAGTGGTGCAAGTGCATTCCTGAAATATTCAGTTTCTGCTGGAACTGCCTTCACTGCTTACGATGTTCAAGGTGATTTCTTCAATGGTGAGCGTCTTCTGTTTAATGGAGTCGCAAATGACAGCAGATATGTCACAGGAATTAGAAATTGGGAAAATTCCGACATTAAATCAGTTTTCGGAATTGTAGGGTCTGCATCGACCTTTAGTGCAGACATCGTACAGGAGGATTTCTATGAATATGGATCCGCAACGATCACTGGCGCAAGTGGTGGTGTTTCAACCGTTACAGTTGCTGGTGCTGTTTTCCCTGGCATTGTCACAACAGGGAACATCGTCTCATACCAAAGAGCATCTCTCACTAACGTTTCTTATGCACGAGTTACAACCGTAAACACCAACAATCTTGTAATTGAAGCAGTTGAGTCTGTTACAGGAATCAATAATGGTGCACTTCCAACTTCTCAAGAAACTGGAGCACAATTTAAGGTTGTACAAACCAAGATTCAAGACACCAATGGATCTGGAAACGAAGCATCAAATGAAACTCTGTTCAGTGTCTTCCCCAAAAAGAATATTGAAAGTGTTGATCTGACATCAGCAAATCTGGTCATCAGAAAGCAGTTTACCACTTCAATTTCTGCAAACTCAACTCCTGTTATCAATGCAGATCCCAATGAGGTCTTCCTGCCATTTGATGAGGAAAGATACATTCTGATGCGTTCTGATGGAACCACAGAAGCACTAACCGCAGACAAAATCACTCTTACTAACGGTTCAACCTCAATTCAAATCAATGGACTGAGCGCAACCACGGATTCTGGAACAATTCTGATTGCAACTCTCCGTAAGAGCAACATTACAAGCAAAACTAAATCAAAAGTCATTTCGACTAACGTTCTGATTGACAAATCATCGTTGTCTTCTTCTGGAATTGGTGGAACCACCCTGAATGATGGATTGACTTATGGTTCATTCCCATTTGGAACACGAGTTCAGGATGAAGTTATTTGTCTGAACGTTCCTGATGCATACAAGATTCATGGAATTTATGAGTCTAAGGACACTTCGGATCCTGAAGCACCTTACATGACCACCGCTTCGATGGATGGTCCAAGTTCAAACACTAACGATTTGATCATTGGTGAAACAATCACTGGATCAATCAGTGGAGCAAAAGCAATTTATCTGGTTAGAAAAACTGACACGTCAATCAATTTTGCTTATCTAAACAACGTTGTCTTTGAGTCTGGAGAGGTCATTAACTTTGACCAATCTGGTGTAAGTGCAGTTGCAACTAATGTTGTTGTTCCTTCTAAGAATCTGACTAGTCAGTTCACGTTCGATGATGGTCAAAAAGGATCACATTATGATTATTCAAGAATTGTAAGAAATGGAGATGCTAACGTTCCTGCAAGAAAACTGAAAGTTTATTTTGCTAAGGCAGTTTATGAAACTTCTGACACTGGAGACATCACCACTGTAAATTCTTACGATCAGTTTAATTATGCTAAAGACATTCGCAGCATCAATGGTTATAGAACAACTGATCTTCTTGACGCAAGACCAAGAGTTAAAGATTACACCGTCTCCTCTGGTGCAAACTCACCATTCGAATTCTCGGGAAGAGACTTTGATGGAGGAATCAACGGACAGCACAGTTCTAAATTCGTTCTGGCATCTGATGAGTCGATAACAGTTGGATTTGATTATTATCAACCAAGAGCAGACAGAGTTTGCATTGATAAAGAGGGTTATGTTAGCGTAATTCCTGGAACTCCATCAGATGATCCAAAACTCCCAGAGAACACCAGTGGTGCTCTGAATATTGCAAACATCTTCCTTCCTGCTTATCTTTACGATGTCAACAACGCTCAGGTTGACTTTGTTGAGCATAAGAGATATCAGATGTCCGACATCTCGAAGTTGGAGCAAAGAATCTCCAATCTGGAGTATTATTCTTCACTGAATCGTCTTGAGCAAGCAACTGTCAATTCCTTCGTTCCTGACGCGAATGGTCTTAACAGATTCAAGTCTGGTGTTTTTGTTGACAACTTCTCAACACTGCAACCACAGGATCCAACAATTGGAATCAGAAACAGTATTGATGATCTTAAGCAAATTCTAAGACCTTCTCACTACACAACTGCTCTGTCATTGCAGTTGGGAACATCAGCAATTAGTGGAATCGGAACAACAACTGATCCAAATGAGGATGAAAGAATCGCTTCCATTCAGGGAACAGGAGTCAGAAGAACTGGTCAAGTTGTTACTCTTGATTATAGTGAAGTCGAATATGTTAGAAACCCATTCGCAACTAGATCTGAAAGCGTAACTCCTTTCCTGGTGCAGTTCTGGGGTGGAACTCTTGATCTGGAACCAAACGTTGATGTTTGGATTGAAGTCAATCGTTTGGAAGTTGAGAACAAGCAACTTGAGGGCAACTTCAGCACGATTGCTCAGTTGGTTGGAGCAGAAGTCACGACAAATGAAGATGGTCTGAGAAGCGGAATTACTCCAATTCAGTGGGATTCTTGGGAAACCACAGGTGTTAACGTTAACACCTCACTGAGCATGAGTGGAAGCAGCAGCAACAGCGGTGCAACCATCTCGGCATCTGTCAGCACCAGTGTCAATTTGAATCAACAAAGACGTGGTGAGCAAATTTCACTCACAGAGAGACTTGACACAGTTTCTCTTGGTGATCGCATTGTCTCCAGAGACGTTGTTCACTTCATGAGATCCCGTAACGTCGAATTCACGGGAAGAAATCTGAAGCCATTCACCAGACTGTATCCATTCTTTGACAGTGTGGATGTTGCTAAATTCTGTCTCCCCAAACTGGTCGAAATTACAATGACCAGTGGAACCTTTACCCCAACAGAAACAGTTATTGGCACAATGCCTTCGACTCAACAGAGCGAAGAAATTACTGACACATCAACTGCAGCGATCACTTTCAGAGTCGCAACTGCAAATCATAAGTATGGTCCTTATAATAACCCCACTGACTTCTTTGATTCCAATCCATATGACAGAGAAGCAACTCTCCCATCAACTTATTCTGAAACGACCACTATTCTGAACGTTGACACTTTTAGTCTCCAATCAGAAGACAATCCTAACTTTGCTGGTTATATCGCAACTGGTATGGTTCTTGTCGGTCAGTCAAGTGGCGCACAAGCAGTTGTAAGTAATGTCAGACTTATCACTGACAGACTTGGAACTCTGATTGGATCATTTAGAGTTCCCGACACTGCCAACGAAACCAATCCTGCTTTTGAAACTGGACGCAACATGTTCAGACTCACCAGCAGCACAACAAACAGCAAGATTGAGGGAACTGTTACTTCTGCGGCAGAAGAGATGTTCTACTCTCAGGGTGATATGGATAACACCCAAGAGGTCACACTCTCCCTGAGAAACGCTGATGTTGAAACTGAGGAATTCTTCGAGCAGAGAACCATTGGTGATTCTTCGTCATCGAGTGCATCTGCTTCGATTAGTTTCCCACCACCTCCACCACCACCAGCTCCCCCACGAGTTGACCCTCTGGCACAAACCTTTATGGTCAATGATGACAGTGGTGTCTTTGTAACTAAGATTGATGTCTTCTTCCACCTGAAGGACGACAACATTCCTGTTTATTGTCAACTTCGTGAGGTTGAACTGGGAACTCCAACTCAAAAAGTTCTTGCTTATTCTGAGATTACTCTGGAACCCAATCAGATTAACGTCTCCGAAGATGGAAGTGTCCCAACAACCTTCACCTTTGAGTCTCCTGTTTATCTGGAACCAGAAACAGAATATGCTTTCTGTCTGCTGTCCAAGTCAACAGAATACAGAGTTTGGATTTCCAGACTTGGTGAACCCACAGTCGAAACCGCTGGTCAAGAAGCAGGTCAGATTCTTGTTTCTGCACAACCACTGCTTGGATCACTGTTTAAGTCTCAGAACGCAGCAGTTTGGACACCAAGTCAATATGAAGATCTTAAGTTCACTCTTTACAGAGCAAACTTTGGAACTTCTGGTAGTTGCACACTTTATAACCCAGGTCTCCCAGAAAATCTTGAAAAGATCGCCCAAAACGCAATCTTTATGGATTCAAGAAACCTGAGCATTGGAATTGGAACAACTGTTCAGGACACTGGTCTTGTTGTTGGTAACACTGTCATTCAAAACTCTACTGGAGCACAAGGAACTCTGACAGGATTCGCTGGTTCAATGACTGGTGATCTTTCCATCACCAACGCTGGTGTTGGTTACACTCCTTCTTCTGGTTATTACGTCTTCTCTGGAGTTGCTCTTACAAGCATCACTGGTAATGGCATCAGCGGAACTGCTGAGATTGCTGTTTCAAATGGAGTTGCAATTGCTGCAACTGTTTCTACCGCAGGCGGCGGTAAGGGATATTCACTCGGTGATGTTTTGACACCAATCACTGTTGGCAATAACAGTCTTGGTGAGGGAATGAGACTCTCCGTTGGAGAGATTTATGGAAACAATGAACTGATCCTGGATGATGTTCAGGGAGACTTTGCAACTGGAGCAACCGATAAGTTGTTCTATCAAAACTCTTCAGGAATCACGACGGAACTGAATTATTCCATCGGTGGAAATGTTGTTCCTCAGACCCCAATCAGAGTTAATTCTGATGGTCTCCACATGAAGATCTTCCAGAGAAACCATGGTTTGTATGGTGGAGTCAATAAGGTTACACTGAAGAACATTACAACCGATGTTCCAACCACAACAGTTTCTGAACTTTACAGCAACACTGCAACTGGTGCGATCTCCATCGCAAGCACAACAAATTACACCTCATTTGAAAACGTCGCTGTCGGTGCCACTAACCCTGGTTATGTCAAGATCGGACAAGAAATTATTTCTTACACTGGTTTTGATGGAGCAACCTTGACTGGAATCACCAGAGGCGTTGATAGCACTGTTGTTTCCTCACACGCAGTTAATGATTTGGTTTACAAGTATGAACTGAATGGTGTTTCTTTGAGAAGAATTAATACAACTCACACTCTTGCTGATGTTACGGTTGACAATCCAATTACTCTTGACTCCTATCATGTCAAGATTCAAATGGATGAAAATGGGACAGACAGAACTTCTGCTGGAACTCTGGGTGTTCTCTACTTCAATGATTCCGAATCCAATTCAGGAACTAAGGCAAAGGGAACTTACAACCTTCCTTATTCTTTGATGATTCCAAGAATCTTGACACTGACACCAACAGGAACAAAAGTCAACACTAACGTCAGAACAGTTAGTGGAACAAGTGTCAGCGGAAATGAAGGATCTTATGCTGATAAGGGATATCAAGAGGTTGCTCTTTATCAAAAGAACTACTTCGATTCTCCAAGAATCGTTGCTTCTAAGGTCAACGAAGACACTTATCTTGCACCTAGTGGTTTGTTCCCAGGCAACAAGTCTCTGTCCTTCAACATGAGTCTTTTGAGTATCGATAACAGACTTTCACCTGCTATCGATCTCGACAATGCATCTTGTGTCTTTGTCAACAACAGAGTCAACGCTCCTGTTACCAATTATGCAACTGATTTCAGAGTGAATTCTTTCCAGGATGATCCAAGCAGATTCATCTATGTGACTAAGAATATTATTTTGGAAAATCCAGCAACCTCACTTCAGGTCCTTATGGATGCTTACATTCAAGAGGCTTGTGACGTTCGCGTGTTCTTTGCTCTGAACCAGGATCTTCCTCTGAGAGAAACTGTCTTCATTCCTTTCCCAGGTTATAACAACATTGATTCTGCTGGAAACACAATCAGCACAACTAATAATGATGGAAGACCTGACGTGTTCACACCTAAGCAGGACACGGTTCTTGCAGAACCAACTCCTGAATACTTCCGTGAACTGAAATTCAGTGCTGAAAATCTTGATCCATACACTTCTTACAGGATTAAGATTGTTGGAACTTCAACCAACGCTGCTGTTGTTCCACAAATCAAAGGACTCCGCATTATCTCCTTCGCATAATGACTCTTATTCCAATCAAAGGACAAGATGGAATGTTTCGTGATAGCGAAACAAATGCCATCGTGAACAAGAACAACAATGAGTTCCAAATGTATGTTAACAACCGAGAGAGACTTTCAAAAGACCAAGAAAGACTCTCTTACATGGAGAAGAACATGGATCAGTTGAAAGATGATTTGAATGACATTAAGTCTTTGCTGAAAGAGTTCTTGAGATAATCTAAATACCTTATAAAGAGGGACTGATATCGATGGCGCAGCCTTCCAATCGACAAGAACTGAAAGATTATGCACTGAGGCAACTGGGCGCTCCTGTTTTGGAAATCAACGTTGCTGATGAACAGGTTGATGACCTGTTGGATGATGCAATTCAGTATTTCCAAGAAAGACACTTTGATGGTGTTTATCGCAATTACCTAAAGTATCAAGTCACTCAAAACGACATCGATCGTGGTAAGGCAAGACCGCCTGGCGCTCCTTCGATTGGAAGCGGAACGGTTGGTATTGCAAGCACATCAGCAACCACCACAATTGTGGGAACTGCCACCACTTTCACTTATTACGAAAACAGCAATTATATTCAAGTTCCACCCAATGTTATTGGCGTGGATAAAGCATTCCAGTGGGATGATGCACAAGGCGTCAACACTGCGAACCTGTTTAGTTTCAAATATCAGTTGTTCCTCAACGACATTTATTATTGGGGACAAACGGATCTGTTGAGTTACTCAATGGCAATGAGTTATCTTGAGACACTCAACTTCCTTTTGAATACACACAAACAAATTCGTTTCAATCAAAGACAAGACAGACTTTATCTGGATGTTGATTGGGACACCATTCAAGTCGGAGATTTCATCATTCTCGACTGCTTTATTGCGATGGATGGTAACGATTACTCTAGAGTTTGGAATGATTCATTCCTGAAGCGTTATCTGGTTGCTCTCATCAAGAAACAGTGGGGACAAAACCTCATCAAGTTCCAAGGTGTCAAACTTCCTGGTGGAATTGAATTTAATGGAAGAGAAATTTATGAGGATGGTGTTCGAGAGGTTGATAAGATCCGCGAGGAAATGTCTTCTTACTACGAACTTCCCCCAATGGATCTGATCGGTTGAGGAGTAAGTAATGACACTCAATCCATTTTTTCTAAACGGGTCAACAACAGAACAAAGTCTTATTCAAGACTTGGTAAACGAACAACTTCGTATGTATGGAGTTGAGTGTTATTACCTGCCAAGAATTTACGCAAAAACAAATACAATCATCAGAGAAGTCGTTCAATCTGAGTTCACAAATGCTTATCCTTTGGAAGCATATGTAAACACTTATGATGGATTTGGTGGGCAAAAAACAATTCTAAGTAAATTTGGAATTGAAGAAAAAGATGATTTGGTCATCACAATTTCCAAAGAAAGATATGAAAATTACATCACACCACTGATCAAAGACATTGCAAACATCGAACTCTCATCAAGACCAAAAGAAGGAGATTTGATTTATTTCCCTCTGGGTGATCGTCTGTTTGAGATCAAGTATGTTGAGCACGAACAACCTTTTTATCAACTCAGAGACACTTATGTTTATGAGTTGACTTGTGAACCCTTCCGTTATGAAGATGAGGTTATCGATACAGGCGTTACTGACATCGATAATGAGATTGATCAAATTGGTTACATTCAGACTCTAACAATGGTTGGTGTGGCATCGACTGCGACTGCAATTACAAGTTACTGTGCATCTGGAGCAGTTGAAACTGTTTACATCACAAACATGGGCGGCAGTTACGAGAGTCAACCAACCGTAAGTTTCTCTGCTGCTCCTGCTGGAGGAACAACAGCAGTTGGTGTCGCTTCAATTACCAACATTTACACCAATTGTAATGGTGAATATGGTGGAAAGATTCTTGCAATCAATCTGACCAATCCTGGATGTGGTTACACACTTGCGCCTTGGGTCACCATTAAAGGTGGAGGCGGATCTGGCGCTGCAGCAACCACTGGAATCTGCACAACCGGAAGCGTCGGTGTTGTTACAATCACTGGTGGCGGTTCTGGTTACACAACAAATCCAGTCTTCACTTTCACCAGTCCTGGAACTGGAACAACTGCGACAGGGTGGGGTGAAATCAACGCTGCTGGAATTGTCACTGTTGCTTACATTCAAAATGCTGGATGTGGTTACACGGTTGCACCAACAATTACCATCGACGCTCCAACTGGAATCGGAGCAACCGTTGGGGTTGGAACTTACACCTTCAACGAAATTGTTACTGGTCAAACATCAGGAACAACAGCAAGAGTCAAGAAGTGGACTGCTTCAACATTCCTCCTGGAAGTTTCAATCGTCGATGGAACCTTTACCGCTGGAGAAGCAATTCAAGGGGAGTCTTCTGGAGCATACTACGTCTTGTCTGTTCAGAATAAGGATGATCTTGTTACTCCATTCGCTGATAATGACACCATTGAGGCAGCAGCAGACGCATTGCTCGATTTCACCGAAACAAACCCCTTTGGGATGCCATAACTAAATAACTAATATTCCTTAACAAGAGCAATGTTTGAATATTTTTACAATGAGGTCTTCAGATCCGTAATTATTGGATTTGGATCCCTTTTTAATGGAATTAAAATTCAGCATAAAGATGCTTCGGATGACACCTTTAGTGAAATCCAAGTTCCTCTTGCTTATGGACCCACTCAAAAGTTTCTTGCAAGAATGCAGCAGGAAGCAGATCTGAATCGTCCTGTTCAGATTACTCTTCCAAGAATGTCTTTTGAATTCACTGGTCTGACTTACGATCCAAGTCGTAAGTCAACACAGATGCAAACCATCATCAATCAAACTCCTGATGGTGCAAACATCAAAAAGAACTACATGCCAGTTCCTTATAACATGAGTTTTGAACTTGTCATTTACACCAAGTTGAATGATGACATGCTTCAAATCGTTGAACAAATTCTTCCTTATTTTCAACCACATTATAATCTTTCAGTGAATTTCTTGGGAGAATTAAAAGAAAAGAGAGATATTCCAATTCAATTGGATAACATTATAATGTCTGATGACTATGAGGGAAATTTTGATACAAGACGTGCTCTCATTTACACACTTAATTTCACAGCAAAGACTTATCTGTTCGGTCCCATCACCGATGTTACCGACACCATCGTCAAGAAGGTCACTGTTGGTTATCTTGCTGGAACTAAGAAGAACGCAGAAAGAGATCTCACTTATCAAGTTACTCCAAGAGCGACAAAGGATTACGATGGAACTGTTGTTACAACCACAACAGCAAACATCGATCTTGGAGATGTTATTATTCCTGTCACGAGCAGTTCTGGAATTACAGCAGAAACTTACATTTACATCGGTCAGGAAGAAATGTTTGTCACTAAGATTAGTGGAAACAATCTGACAGTTAGAAGAGGTCAGGATAACACAATTCCAGAAAAACATGTTAGCGGCGCAAATGTTTATAACATCACTGCTGCTGATGATGCACTAATCGAATTTGGAGATGACTTTGGATTTAGTGGTACTGTGTTCTGAGGTTGACTTATGCCTGGTAAATTTGATAAACTTGACGAAACATTTGACGTGACACCAACTGAAATCACTGAGGTAAAAACAAATGATATCGAAAATAAAATTACCAAAATCCAATCTTCAACGGAAGATATCAAGAAAGACTACGAATACACAAGGGGTAATCTTTATTCGATCATTGAAAAAGGACAAGAAGCAATCAACGGAATCCTCGAATTAGCACAGGAGAGCGAAATGCCTCGTGCTTATGAGGTTGCTGGTCAGTTGATTAAGAACGTCGCTGATGCAACCGATAAGTTGCTTGATCTTCAGAAGAAACTGAAGGATGTTACTAAAGAAGAAGAATCGAAAGGACCAACAACAGTCAACAATGCCCTGTTTGTTGGTTCCACTGCTGAATTACAGAAACTTCTTAAGAATTCAGCCAAAGACATAAATAGTTAAAAAGGATAAAAATGGCTGCCGTTCCCTCAGTTAACATTGTTATTCCTCAAGGAACAACGTTTAGTGAACTTTTCACTTCAACGGAGTCGGATGGTTCTGCCACCAATTTGGCTGGTTATTCGGGAACTTCAAAAATTAGAAAATACCCTGGAGCAGCAACTGCGACAAGTTTTTCTGTGTCGATCACTGGAGCAACAGGAGAAGTTACCATCTCCATGGCATCATCCATTACTCAGACTCTGAAACCTGGAAGATATTATTACGATGTTTATTTGACATCATCAAGTAACGTGGTTTCAAGAATGGTTGAAGGGCAAGCATTGGTAACAGCAGGAATTTCGACCTAAAACTCATGGCAACCATCAGAAGGTCAACAAGCGCATCATCTTCAGTTGGTAGAAAAGCCGCGGTGAAGGCGACTGTTCAATCGACCAAACCAGTCAGAGAACTTCAAGATGCCACTGATGTGGATTTTGGAACTCTAAATGCAGCAGCAGATGGAAAGATCGTTTCTTGGGATAATAACACCAGTAAGTTTGTTCTGGTCGATGCTGACACCATTCTTGGAAGATCTTCGGAAGACGGAAACCTCTCAGATGAGTTCATTACTCAGATTGAATCACAAATTGACCTTGGTGATGCTCAGGGAGACATTGATGGAGGTGGATTCTGATGACTTTTCGAAACAGCACTCGCATTGGGTTTTTAAATAACCAACAAGGAACTCTCTCTAACGCAACATCTAAGTATCTTCTGAGATACAATCATACTGCTGGACAATTTGATTTGGTCTCATCGGATGATCTGATTGCTTCAGCAATAACAGAAAATGATGGTAACGGAATTCCTGATGCTTTCGTCGATCAAATTGAAGCGCAAATCGATGTAGGAAACATTGAACGTAATTATGACGCAGGTTCTTTTTGATCTAAATAGTTCTATAGTTACTATAGAAGCGTAAAGTAATGGCAGCTCCCGTAATTCAGTTTAAGAGGGGCGTACTTGCCAATCTCCCTGGTCTTAGAGCGGGAGAACCTGGTTTTACAACCGATAGTTATGATCTTTATGTAGGTATTGACTCAACAACTGTCAATAATCAATTCGTTGGTTCAGGCAGATATTGGACCGTGAATGGGACTTCCACTGGTAGTGGAGTCAACCTGGTTGAAGGTACGTCTAACGGCACCAGTTTCATCACAATCAAATCACCAGACAGTCTTTCTGGGATTGTAACTTATACAATGCCTGGAACTGATGGTTCCAATGGTAATGTTCTGGTTACTGATGGATCGGGCAATCTTTCATTCTCTGCTCCTGCAGCATCAGACTTCACAATTACAGGTGACAGTGGATCTGATACATTCAGCACTGGCGGCACTCTGACTTTCACTGGTGGAGAAGGTATTGACACTGCCATTACAAATGACACTGTAACTATTTCTGCTGAAGACGCTACCAGTTCAAATAAGGGTGTTGCTTCTTTTGATGCAACTGACTTCACGGTATCTTCTGGTGCAGTCACCGTAAATGCAGAGAGAATTCAGGACATTGCTGGTGCAATGTTCTCAAGCAACACTGAAACTCTCATCACTGCAACCTATCAGGATGCTGATGGTACGATTGACCTGGTAGTTGACAATGATCTGTCCAACTATGACAACACAACTTCAGCATTCATCACTGCATCATCTTCTGACACTCTTACCAATAAGACATTTGATGCCAATGGAACTGGCAACTCACTGTCCAATGTAGAGGTTGCTGATTTTGCAGCTGCTGCAATTGTTCTTGAGTCTGAAGGAATTGGTTCCAATGACAATGACACAAGTCTGCCAACCTCAGCAGCAGTAAAGGCTTATACAGATACTGCAATCAGCAATATTGACCTGACAGTTTCAACTGCAGGTGATTCTGGAACTGGTTCAGTTTCTACTTCACAGACACTGACTGTTTCTGGTACTGCAAATGAAGTTGAAACTTCAGCATCTGGTCAGTCAATTACCATTGGTCTTCCTTCTGCAGTTCAAATCACAACATCACTTGATGTTCCAACTGTTGAAGCAACCAACCTGAAAGCAAGAGACGGCACAACCTCTATCACTATTACTGATAGCACTGGTGCTGTTGAGATGGCACAAAACCTGACAGTTCAGGGTAACCTGATTGTCAATGGTTCAACCACACAGGTCAACACAACCACAACAACCATTGAAGACCAACTCCTCGACCTGGGATTTGTTGATGGTTCTGCACCATCTTCTGATCTCAACAAGGACATTGGTATTCTCTTCAATTATTACACTAATTCTGCTAAGAAAGCGGGTGTTTACTGGGATGACAGTTCATCAAGAGTTGTTATTTCGGCAGACGTTAGTGAGTCTTCAGGTGTTCTGACCAGCAACACTGGTGGTACTCTGGAAGTTGCTTCGTTGTACGTTAGCGGTTGTGCTGCTACAAGAGAAGTCATCGGATGTAGCGGAAGTGACATTGTAATAACCAACGCGACGATCGACGGCGGTTCATTCTGAGTTTAACTTAGAAACTAAATAGGGGGGTCAATGACCCCTCTTTTTTATGGATGAACAAGATTATCAAAACTTGCTTAGAGTTTATCAAACTAAAACAAGTGATTACCTCAACCAAGTCATTGCTTTGGAAGCAAGAGAGTTGAAATACAAACAACAAATTGAAACTTTTACTGCTCGAATTTTGGAATTAGAAAAGGTGGAAGAGAAACCTAAACGATCTTCCTAAATATAAAAAACATCTGTATATACAGATGAAATGACTTCATAGACACCTAAAAAATGGCAGATCCTAAGATTAAGCTAAAGAGGTCGGCTGTTGCTGGAAAGATTCCAACACCAGACCAACTGCCATTGGGCGAAGTTGCCCTTAACACTTACGATGGATTTCTCTACGCATCCAAAAACGTAGGTGTTGGGACAACAGTCATCGCGGTCAACCCCATCAGAGTTGGGGCAGGAACAGATAGTTATAACGCATTCTTCACTCAAGGGAATCTTGGTCTTGGTACAGATTCCCCAACACAACAATTGGATGTTGATGGCGCAGCCAGATTTCGTGGTGCCATTTATGATAATAACAATGGAGTAGGTGCTGCTGCCTCTGTTCTCACCTCAACAGGAAGCGGAGTAGAATGGAGACCTTCCGTTCAAGGTACTCAAGGTATCACTGGAACTCAAGGTATACAAGGTCTCCAAGGAACAAGTTTTACAAGAGACGAAAGTAATTATACTGCAACAGCAGGGCAAACATCATTTGCAGCAACTTATGCAGATGGAACAGACTTAGACGTTTACCTCAATGGTGTTCGTCTGTCTCCTGCAGACTACACTGCAACCAGTGGAACAGCAGTTGTTCTTGCTTCTGGCGCTCAAGCAGGAGATGTTGTTGACATCACTTACTTTGAGTCCGCTGGACCCCAAGGTACAACAGGTACACAAGGTATTCAAGGCATCACCGGTGCT